TGGTTGAAAACCATTCATCCATAACTTGAAAAAATTACCATTACTATCACAACTTATTTTAGTTGAACCAGTATCAAACGGTACAATTGTTTCTGCTGTGAATGAATCGACAATAGAATAATAAGAAGACGATGGTAAATATTTTTGTTGCATATATGGATTAGAATCAGCATATGATTTAGATGGAAATAATTCTCTTGTTCCAACATTTATTCTGGCTTTTTCTCTATTATTATATTGTGCTTTCAAATTCTTTGTATATATAAACATATCATCTACATTAGAAGAAGTTAATGAACCTGTAGCGAATGCCGAATCATCCCACGCAACCTCTAAAGTTGGTCCATAGACTGTGTGTGTATCACTTGAATAAAATTGAATTATGCCATAATCTTTTACATCTTCCTCTTCAGTGGCCGAACGTTTTATTAAAAATCCGTTATTTTCAGACCCACTGAACCACCTATTTACAATATTACTTACATCTGCTCTTAGGTCTGCTAATTCATACGTGTATATTTCACTATCTGTAAAATTATTTTGGTTAGGCCATAATGATGCAGTCACGGATCCTGTGGCTACAAAATTGCTACCTGATAGTGCCCAGTACGTAGGTACTTCACCATCGCTTGCTGTCCAACTTGCGCCTTCTTCTCTTATTACACCATCCCATCTCTTACCAATACCTTGAACCCAACTAGAACCCGTTTGTATAGGATAAATATAAAGTGTTGAAGACTCTTCTTGACCATCAACTCTACATACATGCATATTCAAATAAAATCTAGGAGTAGTAATTGTTCCCGCAACTATTGATTGAGATATAGAAGTCAAATCAAATTGAATCAAAGCTCTTGATAATATAGATGATGAAACATATGATACTGATGATGGTGAAAGACTTCTAGAAGCCGCAGTTATAGGTTTCTTTATTATTTCTAATATTTCATCTTTACCTGTGTTTTGAGTTGGCTCATCATTATAAATTGTTGTATCTTTTGAAGGCACTACAAAAATGTGCATTAATTTCTCCTTATATTATTTGTCATAACCATAAGTACTAACCATTTCATCTGACTCGATATTAAAATCTGTTAGTTTTCTCTCAATGTCTTTTAAATTTTCATTTGGACCACCAAGATTTTTGATAATATTGTTTTTATATATTTTAAATGCTGTTTCTAATTGCTTCCACTTAGACTTATAATCAGCATAATCTTTTCTAACATCAGTATTAATATCTTCTTTGACCACGTTTTTAATTTCTTCTTTTATGATTGCTTTTAGTTGAGATTTTTTCATTTTGGTTCCTTATGAGTTAAAGTATTTATCTTGTAATTTATCTATTTGTTTTTCTATACTTGGTTTTAAATTGAGTTTAAATTCGTTATTTAATTCTTTCAAACCATCAAACTCAACTAACCACTTATAAGCAGGTGAATCTGGATATTTTTTCCATTTAATTCCGTATTTATATCCATATCCATCAGTATAACTACATATTAAAATATATCTATCTATAAATGTAGCAACAATGACTGCATCTTGTCTTGCATCATACTTCATTACCATTTTCATATTTTTAGGGTTAATTTCATCTCTATTCTTTAAAGACCTTACATACCAATGTACTTCTGTTAATAATTTTTTTAATTTAATAGTACCCATTATTTCGCCCTTCCGAATATGTCTTTATCTGGATATTTAACTTCGAAACAACTTGGATCTAATGAAGTATAAACTACTCCTTCGTGAGTTGCTGCGTATGTGTCATAAACATTAGTTGAATATTGAACTCCAGTTGAATCGTATTTATTTGTTATTTTAATATCTGACACGGTTCTTACGCCCTCAATTTTATCTAAGAGATTATATAAATCTGTTATTAATATTGGCTGACCTATTTGCCAGTTATCAACATTAAAATAAGTCTTTAATGCATCAATACAACGTAATACAACTGCTCTTTTATTTTTAACATTTTGATATGTAATAATTTCAAACTCTATACCAATATTAATAATATAAGCATCTTTAATATTAACCGCATCTGTAGCTATTCTGTATTGTTCTAAATATGTTTTTAAGTTATCTTTTACAACTTGATTTAGTGGTGTTAAATGTTTATTACCGTCATATGATAAACAATATGCATTTAGAGCTAAAAAGTTTTCTACATATCCTTTTGGTGCATCCTTTCCAGAAGATTTTACTCTATCTTGAATAATATCAACCTTAGCAACTGTTCCATATCTTGGGTGCATTGACATTATTCTAATTCTATAATCTTCTATAGTCACACAACGATCCTGTGCAGCAAAAAATGCCATTGTATTATTTCTAATTTCATCTAAACTTTCTGCACCTTTAGCTCCTGTTGCTGGAACTGAGTTAACTGCTGCAAGTGAAGCTTTAACTCTGCTATAATCCGTTAGTCCAGTAGTATCATTTGTTATTTCTGCATTTATAACTACATTAATATCTCCAACTGCTACATTTGCTCTCTCATCTGTTCCTCTTACATATGTAATAGTTAGGGTAGTATTAGATGGAGCTAATCCATATGTTCTTGTATTTAAAAAGTTTCTTGGATCAACAGGTCTATTAAAATATGTATAACCTATTGTTCTTGGATTAGGTATTAATAATTCATCTGCGTAGGCACTTACACCTGCACCAAATTGTAATTCAGTTCTATTATCAGTTCTAACTCTTTTAATAAATCTTCTTGGAGCTTTTTTATATCTTAAAACATAAGGAACTGTAAATCTATAATCACTATATTGAGAAACCTGTTCAGTAGGAATACTTTCAATAACAGTATCTTGAGCCAGATAAGGAACTTCATACCACACATTACCATCTGAATCTATAGCACTTATAATATCTACAACATCTGTGTCTGGTAAAGCTATATTTAAATATTTTTTAGCATTACCAACTGTAAATGATTTTGTAGTGACTATACCAGATGAAGCCTTTATTGTTTTCTTTAATAAATAATATGCTACATTTGAACCATCTAATTCATATACTGTGACATCTGTTGGTTCGGATCCAGACTCAGCAAAATCAACAGGACTATCAATTCTAAATTGAATATCTGGATTTGTCTGAGAAGCTACTCTCATATTTTTAATTTTTAGTGCATAATCCCAGTTGGGTAGTTGGGTGACACCATCACTTACAGCCGGAACTATTTGATAAATATCTAAGTCTGTATATGAAATGCCTGCTAACTTTGGTTGATAACTAAATGATTGAGCAATATTGAATATATTACTTTTGTTTTTAGCAAATTGAATTAAAGACTCTCGTAATTGTGTATCTGTATATAAAGATAAAACATCTGCAACATAAGCACTCATTTCAATAAACATCATACCAACAGATGAGTCACTAAAATCATTATATTCCTCTGGGAAATATATTTTAGAAAACTCTATTAGAGTGTTTCGTGTAGATGCAAAATCTTTATTTAGATATTTTACATCCTTAAATATATCTTTTGTTGGCATTAAGTTCTCCTATTGTATAGTCGTACTAACGGTTGTAGTTTGTGTTGGATCTTTTTTCAAATTAACTGTCAATTTAATTATTATTTCATTTCTATCTACATTATTATTAAAATCAGCATTTACTTCTAAGTTTGAAATATATACTTCGGGTATATACATCGCGATACTATCCTGTATTTTTTGAGTAATATCATCAACTGTATATTGTGTAATGGGTTCAAACAAATATTGTCTCATTCCTAAACCAAATGTAGGATTAAATACTCTTTCCCTTGGATCGGTTTTTAACAAAATATAAATCTTACTTCTTGCAGCAGAAAGTGTATCAAAGGTTTGTTTGAAAAACCCTGTATTTCCTTTTACTATTGGATAATCGACGTTTATACCTTTTATTGTTCCCATTTATTTCCTTATAGTACCGGTCTTTTTTCTTTTGCTTTTTGGTCTGCTGCTATCATTAGTTGTGAATAATCTCTTGTCAAAGCTTTTGCAACGTGTTCCATTCCCTCATTAGCACCTTCTAAAATCATTCCATCATCAACTTGAGATATGTCTTCATTATATTCTACATACTTATCATCAAACATATCTTTGAAATTTGTATTAGCAGAACCAGGAGAGTCCATATTAACTTCTTCTGTTATACTTTTTGCCATACCATATTTTGATAATTCACTTTGTGCCACTGCTAATGCTTCGTTTGCTAAGTTGCCAGCATCTACAGATATTCTATTATTTAATAATGAGCTGTTTGCACCGATTCTTACCGGTTGACCACCGTCTACCATATCTGCTAATGATGATTGGTTATTATATGAAGCCATTGCATTTGGATCACCGGCGGTTTGATTTAATATCGCATTCAAAGCTGGATTTTTAGAAAATACTTTTGGTGCTCTATTCGGTAATATAGGATAAGTTCTTTCTGTTCTTCTCTTATCTTCACCTAAAACCGAAGCTACAGTTTTTAGTGATGTAGAACTTGGTTTCCTTTTTGTTCTTATTTCACTTTTTGCTTCTAATAATATCTTTATAACCTCTTTTTGAGCTTCCTCTTTAATAAGTGCTCTAAAATCATTAGATTTCAATATTTTTTCTATTCTTAGCTTCACTATTCCATCTATCAGTTTTGCTAATTTTTTATTGTCCATTGAAACTCTCCTTTGTTATTAAACTATAATATAAATAAATATATGAAACTGCTATTTTATCCCAGTCCAAGGAAAGGGAGTAGGAACTAATGTTGTTCCAGTATATACCAATGCAGTCGTTATTCCTTGTATTGTATTACTATGTAATTTGAATGCGTTCGTCATTGTTTTAGCTAATCTCTTTGGGTCTAATGTATTTATTATTACAAATGAAAACGGAGTACCCGGATTTACAACCTTATTAGTCACAACAGATACTGCACCCAACGGTGGAACATCTATTTTCATTTGCACTGTATTCCAGTATGATATTATTCCAGTCGATATTCTTTGAGCAACCGATTGTAAGTTTTTACCTGCTCTTGCTTCTCTTAATGCTAATGCTATAAAAGTTTTTAATGATTCTTTATTTGTTGCTGCTATTCCTTCTTGATATTGATTTAGACCCAGTTTTATTTGTTGGTCATATCTATCAGAAATATATTTTGCTAAATCATCTTCACTCTTTGCTCGTTTCAAATCTAAATATGAAGCTATATCATTTTCAAGCTGTGGCCAGTTAATCATTATAAAGTCTTATTTTGTTTACTTAAAATCGTTCTTGCTAATTTGTTTTTAATAATTTTAAATGCTGCGGAATTAATCGGTGGTCCACTTGGTCCAGCCCCAGTTGCATGAGTTTCTTGAACTATTGCATCTATTAGTTCACCTAATATTTGAACCAACTTATCACCTAATACTAATGGTTCTCTTGCATCTTTGCCTAAAATTATTTTTGGGGCATCTACAAATATTCCATTCTTAGCAGCAATATTTAATTTATCTAATGTTGTAATTCCAAATGTATCTTGACAGTCAAGAGCAATATAGCCGTGAGTATTTAATGCTATACCTTTATTTGCAAACATCAAAATCTCATTCTTCTTTGCATTCCAAATAACTCTATCTGTATTGAAAATTAATTGAACCTTATCAAAAGTAGTAGGAGGACTTTTAGCAGATTTTAAATAATAACTTGAACCTTTTGTAATAGGTTTTATTTCTATTATTTCATCTGTTGTTGCCCAAATAGATGTTGGTGTTTCATTTATATCTTCTACATAATGAGTCAATGGTTCTGAACTATTTACGGTTGGTGATTGACCTACACTAACTTTCATATTTGGACTATTGGTTTCAGGATTATTACCAAATCTAATATTATTACCAAATCTACCTCTTACTATTACATCACCCTCATTTGGTAAAAGTGGTTTAACTTTCTTATTATTATCTACAAATGTATCACCTAGTTCTATAGCACCTCCCGTAGTGTTTGGTGTTGTAGTTTGTGTTGATTTATAAGAATCTGTATTATCATCATTAGGAGCAACAGGGGTTGAACTTATACCGGGTATAATATTATTATTTATATTACCTTCTGCACTTACATTTCCTAAATAGTAATATTTTCCAACAATTTTAATTATATATACTACCTCGTGCTTAACTGGATATTGAATTAGATAAGGATTAATTGGATACATCCATGGTATTTCTGTTTCTTCTGTTCCTTTTCCTTCTTTAGTAAGTCTTACTTTAATTTTACCAATATCCGCTCCAGATACAAAATCTGTATGGTTAGGATTATAGATAACATCTATAACTTCTGCCGTATCTATTTGAAAAAAATGACTGTCATTTCCCCCTGCGGCTACTTGTGATGCTGTTCCACTTGGAGTAGACATATTCATATCTCTTCTATACTGTAATGATACTCCTTCTGACCTAACTGACTTTGACATCAAGTTCTCCTAATAGTTTCTTATCACCTTTTTTTACTTCTGTTTTTGCTGCTGCTACTTGTATTTCTAATTTTTTAATTTGTGCATCAACGTCCATACTATCTTCTTCACTCGTAAGTGTCTTATCTACATGTGCAGTTTTTAATAGATTTTTCTTTTCATCTTCTGTTAGTAATTCATTATTACCATTATTATTACTACCACCTGTTAATAATCTTTGAACTACACCTGCCAATTTAATTAGTTGTTCATCATTTTTAACCCCAATCTCTAATACTTCTTTTAAAATTGGTAAAACCAATGCTGCTTCATTAATTCCTGTGACTAACCCCTTAACACTATCTAATAATAAATCTATACGTTTTGATTTATTCTTTGAGTTTTTGTATATATCTGAAAACAAATCTGCCAGAGTTTTATTATCAAATATAATTTCATTGCTGTCTATGGCCATATAATTCCTTTATACGAAGTTAAAATAACACTTTTCTATATAAATAAATATACCGGACATAAAAAAAGGCATCGATTGATGCCTCTTAATAAAGATATATGTTTAATTCTATTTGAAAAATAGTTTACTTTGTGATGCTACACCATAATCCATACTCAATTCACCAGTAGAAATATACTCTTTAGCTAAATCTTTATATTGTTCTTTCATTTTATTCAACACCTTAGTAATACTCTGTGCTCTACTATCTGTCATTTCTCTTATTAAAATATAAATATTCTTTTTGTTAAAGTTTTCTATATCTTCATAGTTCTGAATTAACTGAAGTATTGCATACGCTATTTTAAGGTCTGCTTTTTTCTTGAAAATCTTATGAAGGTTCTTATCAAAGAACTCAATAAGTAAAGCAATAAACTCTTTCTTTTCATTTTGAAGGTCATCCCTAACCATATCATGGTCTGGAATTTGAAATACCTGGTGCTCATCACTTGGGTCATCTTTATCAATTCTAACTTCTTGCTTTAACTTTTTGTAATTACCTTCATTATTAATAATAAGATAATTTCTTGCAGCATAAGTAAAATATGAAAATGCTTTTCCTTTTTCTTCTGAGAACTTATCTAAGTTTAAAATAAGATGTGATACTATTTCAACTTTCTTATTTTTAAATGACTCAGTGACATAAGGAGCTTTCCAGTTATTGATTACATTCTCTACTAACTTTTCAAATGCTTTCTTAATACGAGTATTATACAACTCATTTCTTCTATAAAAATCAGTGCATGCGTTATATTCTACAATTGCTTTATCTACATCATTTGTAAAATACATTTTTTTGACCTTAACTAACTTCTTTTCTAAAACCGCTTCAGATGGAATTACTTCTACTTCTTTAATTTTAACTTTAGTTTTCTTTTGTATTTTCTTTACCGGTGCTATCTTCTTCTGTTTCTTCATTTGCTATTTTCGCTATGTTGTTATTTAATTCTATTAAAAACGATTTGAGTGAACTGAAGAACCAACCCACATCATCATCTCCTTCAAAAATATGATTAGAGTCAATCGAATATAATTTTTCTAATGCTCTATTCATATACTGTCTTATATTCACCATCATTAAATCATAATTGTCAACTATCTTTTGATATGTTTTGTTTTTTCGGTCTTGGTTATATATTACATAGCTCAAAACCAAAATTACTAACAACATCAATATGTGAAATATATCCATATTTTATTCTCCGTCTTGTTTGAAAAAATCACTTGCAATATTAACTGCAACCTGTGATTTTAACTTCTTACTTTTTGTGACATCTTTATTTAATTGTTGTATTGATTTTTGTTTCTTAGCAGATTTATATTCATCTTTCTCTAACATTGTTGCCATCATATCTGCTTGATGAAGAAGAATAGGTAAATTATCTCTAAGTTGCTTACCTTCTGTCCATGAAATTAAATATGACTTATTTGCATCATCATATAAACCATCATGAAGCATTATTGCTAACATTTCGGTTTGATTATATGTGACACCAAAATGTTGTAATAACCATAAACTTCTGTCTGCTACATCCATCCATCTAATTGCATCATTATGAATAAATATCTCACCACGTTCTTTTCTCCATTTTTCATTATGTTCAACAAAATATGGTTCATCTAAATCACCAATTTTTCCTAAATCATGATTTAGTGCAGAAAATATTAATTCTTCTTTTGTGAAATTTGGAGTATTACCGTTTGATATCCACATATTATATAGTTGTAATGAATAGTTAATTACATTTAATAAGTGTTCAACTAATCCACCAGGATATGCTCCATGATAATATGTTTTTCCACTTGCGGGTGTGATTGGAAACCTATCTTCAAAATGAAGATAAAGTTCTGTAAGTTTTTCTTTTCTTTCGCCATTAAAAGTATTTTCGATAATCGATAGTAGTTGTGTCCAATTGTCTACTATTTGTTGAGATGTGAGACTCATTAATCCTCCGTTATATTAATATAAATATAAAATTGTTATCTAATATAATCATTTTTGTTCTAACTGTAAACAGTTTTAAAAAATAAAGAAGCTGCCGAAGCAGCTCCCCTAATTATGTAGTTATTCTTAGTGCGTATGAATTGACAACCGGATATCCTGTATTGTAGTATCCCAGTGCAATATTCCAACTTTTATATCTCTTATGAAGAGAATTAGAATATTCCATACTCAGTTTTACATTCAACTCTACATTATTTCTAACTTCTTTTCTTGTTAGTGAATTATCATCTGCAACCCATTTTGCTGTAGACATAATAAACTGGCAAGGACCTTCTGCACCTGTTGGTGAAGTTTGAGAATGATTATAAGTATAATCTAACGGATTTTTATATGCCGTTTCTTCTCTAACAATACCAAATGCAATATTAAAAGGAACATCATTCATAGGTGCATATTTATTTATGCTATGATACACTTTTAAATTTGGTGGTGACATCTGAATCAAATTGACACTCTGTGTTTTATTAATATTTATCAATTCTTGACTATCTTTCTTACTTAAGGCACTGAATAGGAAGTATATTAATAATATTAAAGCAAATATTATTGTCACTACCAATTCATTGTATTGTACTTTAGTCATAATTTTCTCCTATTTAGTTTTCTGCATATAATCTTGATATACCCGTGAAGCTACTTGAGCTTGGATACCAAGAGCAACTGAATCGGATAAAATTACTGTATGTTGAGTTTGTAAATCAACAATGTGCAACCTTCCTCTTTCATCTAATGCGTATGAAATATCTACATCTGTCCTGTAGCTTATTGGATTAGAATTGATACTTGAAAATATCTGTCTTCCAAACCAACCTGCGGTTAGACAAATTACGATAATTAAATACACTTTAAATCTAGCACTAACATTGGCTAAGATTTGTTTTAGATCAGTCATTACGATTTCTCCATTTGTTATTGATGTTTGATTTATACGGACAAGAAAAATAACCTATTAATTTCGAGCGCTAAAAATTTCTGTGTGTTGTGTTGCGATGTTTAATATAGTTTTCATAATTCATTCCTAATTAAATTGGTGGATCTGGCGGGAGTCGAACCCGCGTCTTGCTAACTTACTAATAAAAATCATTCACAAGCTTAGTCAATTTGCATTCCCAGAAACGGTTTACGAGTTTCAACTTTGACAAATGCACTCGGGCTCTATTTGCCATATCGTTGGCAGTGATACCGGACTGTCCGCCACATAAACAAGTGGGTGTTTTCGTTCACCTTTTTTCTAATCACCGGTATTGTGAACGACCGATGGTTTTGAACTTATGATTAAGCTAAAACTACTTCGTTAGATGCACCTACGAAAGCTAGTGCGTCCTCGAAAGTAAATGAAGATTTAACTTCTGCGTTTATTTTTTTTGTATTGTTAAGGTCATAACTTACCTGCTTGCATTCTTATCTAATCTATCAACAATCGAAGCCAATGCAGACCCAATTTTATTTCTGTTTACCTCTTGTATTTTTTGTTTCAGTATTTCGTTTTACTGGTGGAGTTGTTTTAACTCCTTCATTTCTTTTTACCGGTGGTTTTTGTCTGATAACTTCATTGTTTCTTTTTACCGGTGGTTTAGTTCTTACTTCAATATTTCTTTTCACCGGTTCTTTTTGTCTGATAACTTCATTGTTTCTTTTTACCGGTGGTTTCTGTCTATAAGTTTCGTTATATTTATTTTTAATTTCTTTTTGTCTAACTGTTGTTGGTGCATTTCTTTGTCCAACATTATTTCTAACTTCATGATTAGTTCTATTGTTTGGTTTATCTGAAAATACAATATTCCTTACATGATTTATATGAAGCCGTGTTTTATGTCTCCAGTTTTCATTAGCATAATAATTATGATATCCGTAATGGTAATAATCATTATAGTAATATGGATATTGATACGACCAATACCAATAAGAATTAAATCTCATACTTGAATAATAGTATGGATAAAAAATAAATCTTGAACTTGACCATATATACCAATCATAATAATCAGATGCATAGTAGTTATATGAATAATAAGGCTCGACAATTATAATATTATCTTGCGTTGTATTTGCATAAGTTGCGGAACCAGCCGGCTTATCGTTCATATGAAATGTATAACATCCACTAACTAAAAAAGCTAGCGTAATTATTAATAGTATTTTTTTCATAGTATTCCTATTAGTTCTTATTAATATATATTACCACGTCCACAAAAAGTTATCATTTGAGATTTCCTTGAGCATAAAGTAGGCAGAAACTAATGGAAAGTCAATA